TTATCATTTAAAAACCTCTTCCAACCAACACTTATACCTATCCCTATATCTCGGTGTAATTTTCGTATTGAATAAGTCATTTTTAAGTTATTTATATAATATTTGACAATTGTCAAGTATTGGTTTAACTTTATATTGCTAGTCGACTTTGCAATGGCTTGACTAGCATTTGATATAGCAAGTCAACCTAAATCATACTAACTGACAAGGTTGGCAGGCTAATAAGCGACCCCAGTGCTAGACTTATTGCCTCAAGAGCTTACCGAAAGGGTAGAGCAGAAAAGCGCAAAGGGTGTGAGTAAAATGTTAGTTATCACACCCTGGGTAATATTTTTTAAATGGGGCTTGAGGCCGTTTTGATTTTATAGTGTCTATGCAACTATTGTAAGCATTGATTATATCTTCTAACTTACCTAAAAAAATATATTTTGTTTTAGATCCCTCTGTTTTTAAAATTTTTACGTTTTGGTTATCAAATACATTTAGATATTCTTCCTGATCTAACAGCATTTTCCAAGTAGCATAATTGCCAATTTTGTTATCTCTAATGATATGATTTAATAGAAAAGTCATTAATATGATTAATAATTTACTTCTTAACAATTGTCAAGTCTTAATATTATTGACATATTACATTGACTAATTCAAAAATATATTTTAAATTTAAAAAGAATAGATTTTCCAGGGTTTTTCAGCACCCATCAAGAACCAGTGACCTAAAAAGTCCTGGAAAGTCTATAATTCTTGATAAAGCTGAAACTTATCTGAATTTTAGACCCGCCCAAGACAGGCTGGGTTTTTTAGTGCCTGGATATTTTTATATATGCTAAAAAAACAATTTACAAATGGATGGACTCAAGTTCCTAACACCATAATTAACCACGTTAATTTAACATTCAAGGCTAAAGGCCTTTGGATGTATATAAATTCTAAACCTGAAGGTTGGGATTTTGCAGTCTGGAGAATAGCCAAAGAAACAAAAGAAGGTGAAAAAGCTGTAAGATCAGGATTAAGAGATCTCCACGATCTTGGCTATTTAGGCTACAGAGCAAAATACAAAGACAATCAACTAGCAGGTCAGGAATATATTTTGTATGACATACCAGAACAGGGGACACCAAAACCAGCACCTCCTAAAACCAGCACCTCCCAAAATGGGATAGACTATAATAAAAAAGATTTAAACAAAAAATTATTAAGTAATAAAGAGTTAGAAAGCACTCAAAAAATTCAAGATTTTAAAAATAATCCTAACTTTCCAAAGTGGAGGGCTATTGACTTTCCAGATTTAACTGATGAGCAACTAGAACTAGCTATAGAAACTTACTTAAGTGATTATCCGAAGGCCAAAACAACTTCTATTGTTGGCTACCTGACTGATTACAACAAAAAACACAAGAAACCTAACTGGGTAAAAGCAAAAGAAAGTGAGGTTGTTTATCAAGAAAATGTTGAAAAAGCTAAAGAAGACAGCGACAGCGACAGTCAAGCTTACGGCAATTTGTTGAGCATGGACGAGGCTTTACAAGAGCCACAAAGAGAAGAGATTGACCCACGTATAGAGGAACTTACTAAGAATATAAAAAAACGTCTTCAAAATGGAGGTATTAAGCTCAGTGATTACCCCGTCTTGAATCCCAGTCTTTTTAAATCAGTAATGAAAACACCACTCGAGCAACAAGTTGCTTTTTTTGTTGCCATCGAAAAGCAAGCTTTGACCAAAGCCAAAAATTAAAATATGTATAAAATATGATCAAAAAAATTAAACAATTACTAATTAGAATAGGTGTTTTGAAATCACCTTTAGAGAAGTATCTCGGAATACTTGAAGGTAAAATCGACCTTAGCACTGACGAGTATCTCAAGATACGTAAAGAAGAGGGCAAGCTAATTGCCAATTCACCTTTGGATGAGTTTTTAGGTTTGTATGAAGGTAAGATTAACTTAACTACCAAAGAATATTTAAAGATTCGAAAAGAAGAAGCTAAAAAAGAGGATAAAAATGATTAAACTAACAGAATTTGAACTGCAAGTAAAATGTGTCAAGTATCTGGAACAATTAAAAACCCAGGGCAGGATTGACTTGTTTACTTCGATTCCTAATTCAACTTTTACAAAAAGCTGGGCTGTAAAACGCAAAAATACACTGAGTGGTGTAAGAGCTGGGCTGTGTGATCTTCTAATTGTTATTCGTGGCATTCCATATTTTATTGAATTAAAAACAATCAAAGGAACTTTACAACAAACTCAAAAAGAGTGGATAAAAAAATTAAATAGTAGGTTTATGCTTGCATATATTGCTTGCAGTTTTGAAGAGTTTACTTTGTTGATTGAAGATTGTATTGACTCAAGCTTAGCACAAATTAAATTCGAAGACACAAGATATGCAAAAGCAAAAATGAAAGGATATAAGATGGTGAGCAAACTAAAAGAAAATAACTCTTGACAAAAGTTAATAGTTATTCTATAATAGGTATAGAACACAAGATCGAACAAGATAGAAGCTATAAGCTCTTGCAACAGTCATCAAGTTCTATGTCCATAAGTTACGATTGTGTAACTTAAAATTAAAATTCTATATCTTATGTATGCAACACAATTCTCTTATTTAATCGATAATCAAACAGAAGATCAGTTATTTAACTGGTTTTTAGAAAAACCCGAAGTCGCAGAATTTGCAATCCTAGATCTTCATAAAAACATCTACAATCTTTGGCCAGAAGCTATAGCAGATTCTCTGTTAGAAAAACTCAATAAAGTTATCTATCGAATAGAAGTACTATTTGATTCTGATGATTTTCAAGTTGATAACTGGTTGTCAGTAGATATTGACGGTGAACATATAATGTCAGATCAATATTTTTCAATACAAAATCTAATTAAAAATTACAAATTAACAAATTATTATGTCTAATACACAAAATAAACAAACAATAAATATTTACAAAAAACTAGCAAAAGTCAAAGCTGGTTTAAAAATTAAAAAAAATCGACAAAATGAATATGCTGGATTTTGGTATACAAGCCTGGACTTTATACTAGAGGAGGTTAATCAATTGTTATTAGATAATGATTTATCTTTTAATATTGTAGAATACAATGACAACGGAGACAAAACTTACACAATCAAAGCTATTTTAATTGATTCAGATAGTGATCAAACAATTGACTTTAACTATATTTTGCACGGTGCAGTTATTACAACGAAAGGAAAAGGTGAAAGCTTTGACGATTTTGTATATAAAATTCAAGACTCAGGATCTGCTATTACATATATTACTAGATATGTCTATGGTTTAGTTTTCTCAATTCCTTTTGAAGATTATAACATTCAAAAAAATACCGCAAACAAGGAATATAAACCAGCAAAAACTTTTGATAAACCAAAAATTGAAGTTTGGATGAGTCAAGAACAGTTTGATAATTTAATTGAGTCAACTGACTCAACACTTATTGAAACTGTATTATCATCTAAACAAACGAAAGAAGGTAAAACCTTCGGAATGAAAAAAGAATACCGTCAAAAACTAACAGAAAAATTAAATAACTTATAATAACCCCTAGATTTAAAGCTAAAAAAATAAATTACAATTTATTTGTGGAAAAATCAAAAAAAAAGAACTTAAAATATGTCTATTGATAAATACAACACACAAATTGCAAAACTTGGGGCTATGGTCAACGCCGTGGCCTCCGAGATTAGCAACGACACAAACTTAAAAAAAGGTGAAAAGTTTTTGCTCTTGCAAAGAATTTTTTTGGAATTAAAGCCTGTAGATAAACATTTTAAAAATATAGAAAAAGAAATAAAAGATTTTGCAAGCGAAAATTTAGCAGATTCAGGAGATGGTAAAAGTCAAGAAGTAGAGTTTGACGGGGCAAGCGTATTTGTTAAGTATTCCTACCCAAAAGATACACTGGACGGTGAAAAGCTTAAAACAGAGCTTGAACGAGCTTATAGTGAGCTTAATGTAGATTTTGACGAAACCCAATTTTTAAAGCCGTCAACACCACGAAAAACTGTGGTTATCCAATCAACTTTAAATAAATAATATTATGACTAAACAACAATATATTATAGGAAAAGCTAAAACCTCACCAGCAAGCCTTGAAAATGTATTGATTGAGAATTGTTTGGAGGAGTTGAAAAATAACAAAGAAACTCAAAAAAGTTTTAATGCAGTAACTTTAGAAAAAATAGACGATATAGGTTATATAAGTTTTTCTGAATTTAATTCGATCAAAATATGTATTTGTGATTTATTAAGCGAAGACCCGCTAGATTTTGAATTTGGATTAACACCTTTTTTAAAATTAAATAAAATATATCAAAAAGAACTTACTTTCAACTTTTTATCCAGAACTCCAGACGGTCAAGCAGTAATGGAGTTTTTGGATGTGGAATTAGACAAAGACGAGCTTGCAGGGTATTTAGAGGATAAGGATTATCCTCCCTTTTATTTAATATCTAATAATCTTCTAGAAATTCTAAGTTTGCTCTTCAATTGGTTTTTAGCCCATGGTAAAACTTTTGAGGAAAGTTATAAAACCATAAATTTAATATATTTACAATATGTCTAAAATAACAGAAAAACAGCTAGAAGAGCTTTTTAAGTTCTACAAAATAACTAAAGAAACCGCTAATGATTTTTTTAAGAATATTGGCAAAGATTCAATATCAGAAATTTTAGAAATATTACTATAATAAAAAACATACTGGTTCTATCGTGAAATATCGACGAGTTGGTACAAAAGCTGTCAGTAAGCAAGTGTTTGTTTATGTTTTTTAACCTCTACAATTAAAAAATACAGCCACCACCCCACTTTTTGTGGGGTGGGATTTTTAAAATACAAATAAATTTACGTTACGTTAACCATCATTTAGATGGGTTTTTCAGTTATTATACAATAACTCTTGACAAAAGTTAATAGTTTATGTACAATTATATTGTTAAGATTGATTAACTTAATTGATACATCGAAGGGGCAACTCTAATTAGCACTTCAAATCAACTAATTAGCAATCAAGACAAATAATACTTAATTATACTATAATATGTCTACAATCACAATCACAAACACAGCACACGTTTCTACTCTTAACTTATTTGCAAAAAGCGGTTACAATCTCTTTGTATCTGATAAATATGAAGATGTAACAGGACTAGATGCAATTATTGAATACACTAGTGACGAAACTACCGATAAAAAAATTCAAGATTTTGAGGCTGATTGTTATAATAACAATTACTCTTTTAACCAAATATTTAATTTTACAATATAGAGCTAAAAGCTCTTCCCCGCAAGGTGTAATAGTATAGCCTTGCCCCTTGCGGAGAGGAGCTAGCTTCTCTAATTTAATTACACACTATGTCCACTCAACTTAAAAACAGCAAACTAATGACAAAACCTGGTTTTGTCGACAACTTAAAAGCTCTTGAGCTAGCTAAGAACCTTAGCCGTGATGGCAAGGTAAATAAAAAAGCTCAAAAACTTATAAACAAAGAATTTAATAAATAAAAAACTTATGTCACTAGTAAAAAGATTTACAAGCAAAAATAAAAAGCTTTCTTTTTTAAAACAAAATGCAGAGTTTTTTATCTGGAAAGATGAATACTCAGTCACCTTTTTAAAATTATATATAAACGGAGATTTAATTTTAGATTTTCATGTATATGATGACGAAGAATATAAAGATTTCAAATACACAAAATTTGGGATGTCAAAAGCTGAAGTATTTGATCTAATTAATTTTTTAATAAACTAAACACAAAAAATATGTCTACAAACAAATACACAATAAACCCAAACTCAAAATCATTTAAATTTATGTCAGGAATTATCTTTATTTTTATGGCCGTCACGATGTTTTGGCCTGCAATAACAGGTTACAAACCTGAAACAGCTAAAGCAGGCGAGATCAATACTACACCAGCTTACGAAGAACTTCAAAAAGATGGTGAAGCTAAAAAAGCCGAAGCAGAACTTAAACTTCAACAAGCTGAAAAACTAAAAGAACTGTGTAGTCTTGACTTTGATCAACCCGAACTATGCGGTGATAATAACTATGATTCTTTAAATCAAGAGTTAGAGCAGTTACCTGCTACAGAAGAAAATCAGATCTCAAAAAAAGATCAGGGGTCAGTAGCTACCCCAACCCAAAAAGCTACGTCATCTATTGAGTCTATACAGACTTATATTAACAAATACTTTCCAACTTCACCAGTTACTGCACAGATGATTGTTGATCAGTCAGTTAAGTCTGGTGTACCAGTAGGCTTTATTTTAGCAGTAGGCCACAATGAAAGCCATATGGGGACAAAAGGGCGGGCAGTTCAAACTCGTAACCCTTTCAATGTTGGTAATACTGATGCTGGAGATACTAAAGCAGTTGACTGTGCAACTAGCTACAATAATTGTTTAGAGGGCTGGCAAGCTGGGCTAGACGCTTTTACATCTCTAATCACAAGGTGCTACTTCAACGAAGGTGAGCCTATTAGTTTACAGACTTGGATTGACAGAGACTTTAGAGCAGTCAGATGTAACATAGCAGGTAAACGATACATGACTGATGTTCGAGCAAGTCAAAAATATGCCGAACGAATTAACAATTTACAACAACTAAATATAAATTACTAAAAAATTATGTCCAAAACAACTAAAACACTATACCAGCAAATCAATCAGTACTGTGAGATGGGATATTACCCCATCGTCAGTAATAGCCTGGAATACGTAGTTATAAGCCCATTTAAATGTCCTCACGATCAATGGAGAAGAAGTTTTTTTGAAGACACTTTAGAAAAAGCTAAAATGTATGTCGGGGAAATAGATGGTGAGCACGAAGCTGAGTGGCAATGCCTGGGAGAAAAAGGCTTCAAAATAATAGGCTTCTACCACCCACCCATAAAAAGATTTTTAGTTGGTGATAAAGTTAGAGTCAGAACTGATTTAGCCGATACTCAGTATAATCTCAACTGGGTAGGTCACCCGTCAGATTATAAATCTACAGCTGGACACGCTGGAACAATAGAACGGGTAGGCGCCCTTACTTATAAAGTAGTCTTTAACGATCTTAATCACAGTTTTTTTTATAGCCAAGGTCAGCTTGAGCCGTATATTGAATTTGAATTAGAGTCAAAACAAGAAACAATAAATATTGACGGTGTAGATTATACACTGTCACAAATTAAAAAAGCACTTAAAAAAAGCACTTAACAAATAAATAAAGTTAACTAAATATTAAAAACTTAACATATGATTACACAATTAACAAAACAACAAGAATCTAAATTATCTGTCTACAGAGAAAAATGGATAAACAAAATGCTTAACCCAAAAAAAATTGATTTAGCCGAGATGATAAAGCAAAACAATATAATGTATGAGTTTTGTGGTTTATCTAAGCCACTAACATTAGTAGCTAGGAGTCCATTTGAGGCTCAGATAATGGCTAACATAGTCAAAAAAGATCAAGTCAAGAATCAGGTCGAGGATCAAGTCTGGGATCAAGTCAAGAGTCAAGTCGGGGATCAAGTCGGGGATCAGGTCGGGTATCAAGTCTGGGATCAAGTCAAGAATCAGGTCGGGAGTCAAGTCTGGGATCAGGTCGGGAGTCAGGTCGGGAATCAAGTCGGGAGTCAAGTCAAGGATCAGGTCAAGAATCAGGTCGGGTATCAAGTCTGGGATATAAAACATTATTATTTTTCCAGTTACCTAAATTATTCAGATTTTGGATGGCTATCTTCTTATGACTTTTTTAATAGTGAGTTACAATTTTTTAATGAAAAGCTTAAAGAAAAACTAGAGATGATAATTGACTACATAAACACAGGTGTATTTATGTCAATACAGTTAAAAGGTCTCTGTATTGTTTGTCCTTTTCCAACTTATATCAAAAGAAATAATAATAATGATTTGCACTGCGAAGACGGCCATTGTCTTGAGTTTGAAGACGGATACAAAATGTACTGTCTTGACGGTATTAGATTTGACCGCAAAGGGCAAGAAGAACTATATTGGAAGATAGTAAAGCACGAGCTTACACTACCAGAGATTCTTGCTATTGAAGACATTGATCAAAGAGCAATAGCTCTTAAATACTGTAATGCTAAATCAATTATTGACGATCTTGAGAAGTCGGGGCAAGCAGAACTCATAGATGAAGCAACTAAGCAAGCAAGCTATCTTGAACACGACTCTGTAGAGTTTATTGACGGAATAGCTCAAATTGACTTTACAATCGAAAAACCAAAAGAAATAAAAAAACTATTGAGCTATAAGCTATATAAGGTTATTATACCCGATATATTCGATGAGCCTGAATATATGCTAGTCTATCCACATGCTTCAGTAGATGGCTTGTCTTATTGGAAAGGTGTAGATCCAGAAACCGCAAAAGAAGGCTCAATAGCTTCAATTGCTAAATATCACAATATGTCAGTAGATGAATATCTATTAGCAACTTCACAATCTTAAAAAACTATAATATACTATAACTATGTCTACAAACTACAACAAACTTACTGAAGAACAAGTATTATCTATTCGCAACAGCTCTAAAACAACTTCAACTTTAGCTAAGATATACAGTGTCTCTATATCTACAGTTAAGCGAATACGGAGTAGACAAATTTGGAAAGACCTAAAACCAAAAAATGTGATACATGGTGATGTGAATTTAATTGGTTGCAATATTTTACCAAAAACGGCAAAGCTTATAAATGATACAATCAAAAAAACCAATCTTACCCCACACGGAGTTTGGCTTGAGTTAGGCGAGCACACAGGGAATTATCACGCAATTGCTCCAACAATTGGCGGCGTTGTTAACTTCTATAAAGATGGAGATACTATATATACAGAGGTCAAAGAAGCCCCCGCTACCATATTCCATCAAGAACCCGCGCCGTTAGTTATAAACCCAGGAATTTATAAAAAGCTAATTGAGTGGGAATATGACCCTTTCAAAAAAGCAATTCAAAGAGTTATTGATTAAGATTAAAACAATAATTTAAACAAACATTTGATAAAAAATAACTATGTCTACAAACTACAACAAACTTACTCGACTAGAAAAATTAGCTTTAATTAAGTTCTTTCCAGAAGAAGCTAAAAAAGATGAAAATAGATACATCCGACTAAATGCTTACAGAACCCTGGGCTTTACAAAGGAAGCTCTCGAGGATAACGATGAGGACATCCAGAGAGAGGCTAAAATATACTTGGATTATATAAAACAACAAGAAACAAATTAAAAAAGCACTTAACAAATAATATGAAATATCTACTAACAATCTTAATCTTTATTATACTAACTACATTTATGTATTTATTTGTAGCTAGTACTTACGAATTTGCAGTTGCAATAAGACAAAATCGCATTGCTAAACAGCAACTAATTTACAATTTAAATCAATAATACTTATGTCTAACCCAATACGAGACCTTGACTCAGAACAAATATTAACAATGTCTGGATTCTTTTTCTTAATTTTAGCATTAATAACTTATTATGTTTAACTATTTTAGCTATATCTATAATCATCTACTTAATTTCACAATGTCTATAAATAACTTATGCAAGAATGGAGCTGTAAAATCACCGAAAAACCCAATCTAGAAAAGCTTAGAAAACAAAAGCACATTTCTAAGTTGGAAGATGAGACGACAAGAGCAATAGAGAACCGAGGTTTGGAAGTTGTACAACAGTTAGTTATACCTAATTATCAAACACCGAGTCAAAAATCACATCCCCTAAGGGCTGATATTTATGTTCCTGAAAAAAATCTAATTCTTGAAATTGATGGTTGTTATCACAACGACATGCTTAAACAGCATAAAAGAGATCTGAGAATTTTAGCAATGGCAAATCAGACTGAACAGCAATTAAATGTAGAACACGTAGACTATTTGATCCCACCTAATTTAATCTATGGCAATTTGAGAGGTAAAAAAAGAGAGGAAGTAAGAGACTTGTATGAAGAGTTTAGACACACTTGGATCATGCACACTGTCTTTTTTGTTATTCACTATCCTTTTTTTATTGACAAAACATAAAATACTAAGTATTGTATAGTCACGACAACTGCTTAAATGTGTAACGAACATTATCTCGGGTGCAGTTTTCGTTACACAGCCCGAGATTTTGTTTTTTATGAATAACTTACAACTAATCCAACCAAATCAAGATAACAAAGTTACAGCACGTAATTTGTATACTTTTTTAGGTCTATCTAAAAACCAAATTTCAAGGTGGTTTAAAAAAACTATTATCAATAATGAATTTGCCTTAGAAGGTGAAGACTACCAGGGGTTCGACACAGTTGTCGAGGGTAACACAATCCAAGACTTTTATTTTTACCAGATAAGGCCAGCTTAATGAGTCAAGATCAAAAGTTAGACTATTTACAATTTTTGAGTAGGTTATAAAGTTTACAACACCAACACTTGACTAAAAACGCCTATTTTAAGTTTATAAAGATATGGAAACCTTACAAAACAAAGTAAAAGAATTAAAAAAGCTAAGTTGGAGTGAAGTTAAAAAGCTAAAATTTAATCAACTTAAAAATAATTCTGATCGTGATGTAGCAAAGCTTAAAAAATCAATTTTAAATAGAGGTTTTTTTAGCCCGTTCATGATTTGGAATGAATTTGTATTTGATGGGACCGGAAGGCTGCAAGCACTCAAAGAATTAGACGAGAAGTATACCCAAGTAATTATTGACAGAATGAAAAAACTTGACCCAGAACTTGAAATTGTAAAAGTATGAACAAAAAACTAACCGCAAAACAAGAGAAATTCGCACGATTAGTTGCTGAAGGTAAAACACAGGCAGACGCATACAGAGAAGCCTACAACAGCTCAAGAATGAAGCCTGAGACGATTCAAAATAATGCTTACATGCTAATGCAAAACAGCGAGATATCAGCGAGGGTTGACAAACTTAAAAAAGAATTTACTAAAACCCTTGATTTAGCCAGTCAAATTACAGTAGAAAGGCAACTTAAATTCTGTCAGGAAGCAATAGAGGAATGTTTGAAAGCTGGAGACTGGGCAAATTACTATAAAGGCCTAGACATGCAAAATAAACTAATTGGAATCTATGCTCCAACACGGACAGACTTGACTACAAAAGGACAGTCCTTGACACCACTAAACACGGAGAACTTGTCAACAAAAGAAAGGTCTATTTTGCTCCAAGCAATAAAACCAACCGATGAACAGTAATATCTACCTTAGCCAAGAAGATATAATTACGCTTCAAGTTCAAGCGTTTAAACAAAAAGACTTCTCAGCTATTACCAGGAAGCAAGGCAAGCACCATGCTAAAATGGAAGAGGCCTTAAACATACTGACTGATGATACCACTGAAGAGTTACTTTATGGTGGTGCTGCAGGAGGATCCAAGTCTTTCACCTTGGCCTACTGGTTAATTATGTCTAGCCTAGCTTACCCTGGGACTAGGTGGTTTGTAGCTCGAGAAACTTTGAAGTCAATTAGGTTAACAACACTTCCAACAATGCAGAAAGTCCAGAATGAACTAGGTCTGTCTAACCTCTATCACGTCAACTTTATGGATAATAAAGTGATTTTTAAGAACGGGTCTGAGATACTATTACTAGATTGTGCCTTTCAACCTTCTGACCCTGAATATCACGGGTTTGGTTCACTAGAATTCACAGGAGGGGCTTTTGAAGAAGGTGGTGGTATACACTGGATGGCCTATGAGATACTCAAGACTAGATGTGGTAGACAGTACAACACAAAATACAACCTACTGCCTAAAAAACTAACTACAGCCAATCCTAGCCATAATTGGACTTACTCAGAGTTTTACGTACCACATAAAAAAGATAGGTTACCAGAATACAAAAAATACTTACAAGCAAGAGTTACTGACAACCCGTTTAATACAACCTATCAGAAACAACTGGAGCGAATTAGTGACACTGTTACTAAGCAGAGACTACTAGAAGGTGATTGGGAGTTTGACGACTCTAAGAACAAACTAATGGACTACAACAAACTTAATGATATATTTTCAAATGCAATCAACCCAACGCCATCTGATCACAGATATATAATTGTAGACGTTGCTAGAAAAGGTAAAGATAAAACTGTGATTTACTCTTGGCACGGCTGGAAAGTAGTCAACAGAATCGAAATAGCCAAAGACACCCTAGACAAACAAATGCTTAGAATAGAAGAGCAGAGATTAAATCTAGGTATACCTAAATCTCAAGTGTTAATTGATGAAGATGGAGTAGGAGGGGGTCTTGTAGACTTCGGTGGGTATAAGGGTTTCATTTCAAACTCAGCCCCTATATTACAGAAGTTTGCTACAAGGCGAAGCCCAGAAGCAAAAAAACTCGGAGCCAACTATAGAAATTTAAAAGCTCAATGTGCATTTATTTTTGCAGGCAAGGTTAATAATAACCAAGTTCTAATCACTTCAATCGATAACCCTGAAATTAGGCATAGAATAATTGAAGATCTTGATAGCTACAAGATAGACAAAATTGACAAAGATGGACCTTTAAGTTTAGAGAGTAAAGAGAAGCAAAAAGAATCATTGAGACGATCACCTGATGACGGTGATGCTCTGATAATGAGATCTTACTTTGAGTTACGACCAGTAACTAACTTAACTAACTTGCTTGGATAACTATGCAAAAAATACTTGACGAAGTTGACCACGTTATAATGCTTCTTGTAGGTATGGGTGCGGATCGATGCAATTACCTTGCCAAGGTGCTTAATTTTTCAATGCCTGCAATTACTCAAAGAGTCCAAAGGCTGTCCCAGCTAGGCTATGTTACATCCGAAGATGTAGTTCGTGCATACAGTCATCGTAGCTATCAATTGACTGAAAATGGCTATCAGTTGCTATATCACTCCAGGGTCTATATGAACATCCTTAACCTCAAGCAAGTGTATAATGCAAGAGAGTAACGGGTGTTTGCTTAATACTAGTTGTCTAGCTAAATAGTAATTATGAACTTCTCTAACCCAATCATACCGCCAGTGTCGATTCTAAAGAATGATAACTTTGGCCCGAGATGGGGCAAGTTTCACAATGGAGTAGACTTAAGACCTGAATCAGATAACATCTATGCAAGCCATGAGGGGGTGGTCACTCAATCAGCTAAAGATCAGTTCGGAGGGTTATGGATTCAGATTGATAACGGCGGTCAACGTACTAGATACGTACACAATCGTCAGAATCTAGTTAGAGCAGGCCAACGAGTAGAGAGAGGTCAATTAATTGGATATGTTGGCAATACCGGCAACTCTACAGGCCGTCATCTCCACTTCGAGACCTGGGTAAATAATCAAAGAGTAGACCCAAGATCTGTAGTAGACTTTAACAGCCAACCATACAAGCCAAGTGTAGTACCTCCTAGCCAGCCAACACCGCCACCAGCCCCTTCAACTCCAGTTTATACAGTCAAATCAGGTGATACCTTATCTGAAATAGTAGCTAATCATTATAGCCTAAACTCTTGGCCACAAATCAAAGCTAAGTATCTTGAAATAGCCCGTATCAATGGAATTTCAAACCCTGGAGTTATTTACCCAGGTCAACAAATTAAATTACCATAATATGCCAGAACACGAATTACCAACAGTAGCAGTAACTACAAATGAACCTATTTTAGATGAGTCAATGGCTATAGAAAATCCAGTTACAGAGCCGATTAACGAGCTTATAACTATTGCACGACCTAAAAAGGACACCGTCCAAATACCCCCCCGCCTTCGCTCTCGTAAGTTATGGGCTTTAATCACTGGTATAATTGCTCTCATAGTCAGTATATACTTACCAGAGCTTGAAGAGGTCACTACTGAGATCACTACAATCATTGGTGGGTATATCTTAGGTCAAGGGGCTGTAGATGTAGCAAAAGAAATTAAATAGCATATGATTAAAATATTATATATAGCTAAAAATAATTATAAATATGGATATCAAAGATTTGTTTTTATCTGGTAAACTTAATGATCTAGGACTATTAGTGCTTGGTGGCAACTCTGCAAGCGAAAATAGGTATAACGAATATCAGTCTTTCAGAGCATCTGCTTTACCCTGGAAAACAATAGACGATATATGTCAAAGTAATTCACAACTTGTCCACCTTAAAAGTCTTTGGCTTGCAAATATAGGCAGGAATGGACTTAATGTAGCCATTGATAATAACTTTACTGACTCTTCCAAAGAAAGGCTAAAAAACAAACTGTATAACTTTGTCTATTCTGACCTTGAGTACAATTCTTTACGCAGGCAGATAGTTTCTCTATTGTTTGCTGAAGGTAATGCTATTATTGAGGTTGTAGATAGCAAGCCAGTGCTCAAGTCTATCAGATACTATAAAATAGAACATAACAAAAAATTGAATATTACTAGATACAAACTCAAAGATACAACAGGTGAGCGCAGTAATTGGCTATATCATGGTAAAGATATATGGCATATCAAAGACCCCCTTTTTGAAGATTACGCAGTAGCTCCGTCACGTTTAGACTTAGCTTATTCGTGGCTAACCCTTGAAAGTCACGGCATAAAAACTAACTCTAATATCTTTGCACGCGGTGCAATCGGGCTAACTATATTATCCCTTGACCCACAGTCATACAGCGAGCTTGCAAATTCAGCACCTAACGAAGAGGGTGAAAATGCACTTCAGCAGTGGTTAAAAGAAACTTGGTCTAATTTAACAGGGTCTAAAAATGCTAACACCATCAGAACTATACCAAAAGTAGAGAATGTCTACGAAATCGGGAAAAGTAATAAGGATATGCAGTTTACTGAACTACTGCGATATTTGACTCCTGAGCGTATAGCATGGGCATGGGGAATAACTCTTGCCGACCTTGGCTCTGGTGAAGCCACGACATATAACAACACTCAAACATTTTCATATGTATTGTATGAAAAAATTGGACGTCATATAGAGCAACAGATTGATTCAATGCTTAATACATTTCTTTTACCAGCGTTTAATTTGCCAACAAGTGTCTACGGTGAGATCTCTGTAACTCACGTTGAACCCTCAAGTCCAGACAGGGCATCTACACTTGAACAAGCAAGGCAAAACTGGCTATCTGATACAATAACTTTAAATGAGTATAGAGATTTTATTGACATGCCTCCTGTTGATGACGGTGATGTATATTACTCTGAGTGGCGGGCTAGACAGTCAAGCAGTGCAGTAATCCAAAAGGGAGAGGAGACCCCACCGAATACTGAAGAGGAATTTAAAAAAAAAATATACAAAAAGACACCCATTGAAAAAGTATTAGAATCTGAGCTGGTTAACGGATCTAAAAAAAAGAAAGGCTTTATCCAAAAGTGGGAGAAAGCTATTGATAGTCAACTTACTGACTGGCTTGCAAAATTTAAATCTGATAATCCTGAAGACCTTAGCAAATACAAGGTTGAATTACCTAAGATAGAGAGCTACTATTCTTTTCCAGCCCTAGAAAAAGACTTAGCTAAATTTGCTCAGTTTGGGGTTGATGAATTTAACAAGGATAAAAACATTAAATTTAAAAAAGTTAAATATATAGAATCGGGATTGCCAACCATCATACAAAAAGCCCTAGAGTTTCGTGTCTTGCTTTTACTCAAAGGTGAGGATTTTATTGAAGTAGATGAATACAACGAGCTAATTCCTTTATGGATGGGTATTAAAAATTTTAAAGGTGTAGATGAAGAGACGAGCAACCAAATCAGCAACTTTTTGAAGACTCGTGGCAAAGAGGGTGTGCCTAAACTAATTAACGAGCTAACTTCTAAATTCGAAGAAATGACAACCGCCAGGGCCGAGACTATAGCAAGGACAGAGGTATCAAACGCTTTAGAAGGCTCAAGATATATATTATACCAAGATGAGTACGGCAAAGATGGGACTAGTCGATGGTCGACCGCAAAAGATGAGCGAGTTGGTGACGATCATGAGCAGAATGAGGGTATCACCCGAAAGCTTGGCAAAGCCTTTCCAAGTGGAGAGACTAGACCAGGGCAACGGCCAAACTGCAGGTGCACTAGTTTTATGTTACCCCCTGATAGCTACTAATTATTGCTTAATACTGCAAGCCAGTGTATATATAAAAAATATGAAACAGAAAATTCACTTTTCATCTGTGATTAATGAAGCTAAACCTTCAGCAATTACCAAAGTTGAAAACTACCAAGAAGGTGAAAGCAAAGGTATCAGAATGAAACTTATGTTATTCTCGACCGCTTGGAATCGTAACCACGCCTACTTTCAAGTATCTGATTTGCTTCGCTGGACAAAAAAAACTGGCAAAGTAATGTTTAATTTCAATCATGACTTATCAGAGACTGACGGTCAATACCTAGGCAACACAACTAAAATTATTGACGGGTCTATGTATGGGGAATACAATGACGGAGCTTTTGAAGTTTTTGCAACTGTTGAAAGTACTGATCCTAATGTAGTTAGCAGATATAAAGAAATTACGGCTCCAAGCATTGAGCTTGAAATCGAGACAGAATTTGTTAAAACTTTTGATGATGGTTCAGGGTATTACTTTACTAATTATGAACTAGCAGGTGTGGCATTTTTGACTGGCTTATTAGCAGGTTCAGGGGACGCAAGAATTGAAGGAGATGTGTCCACTTTTTCTTTGGGCGATAATTCTGAGCAGGTAGAAAAGAAACCCACAGACGCTAAAGCTAACTTTGCTGAAACGGTTGACAAATACGGGTCTAAAAGTACCTCAGAAGGCACCTACCAAACTGATGATGGGAAGGTATACCGAGTGTTAACTGAGTCAGAATTTAAGACACTAGTTCAGGATATAACTCAAGATGTAACTAATGGTATCATCCAGTTTATGGACAAAAAGCAAGATGATAATACTAACAATAAGGATGAGGGAGTAGACATAGAGGGGGCTAACTTTGAGGCTAGCCTAGATAAAGCCTCAAAAACAGTTAAAAAAGAGGCAACCTCACAAGACTTTGAACAAGTACCAGATCGGGATGATACTGGGAAAGTTACAAGATCCAAGAGTTTGAAGCCAAGCTTTTTTAAAAAATTCATTAAATAATTACTATATATGTTCTACACATACAACCAACAAGAAATTGACAGTGTCAAAAAAGACATTGCAAGAGGTGACTTTGATCAAATGACCGACAGAGCAGTACAACAACTTAATACTCGCCCTGGTTCTACATTTAAGGCACTTATTGATTCATTAGCAGTTAACGAAGCGTGGCGTGAAGCTTTTCAGTCTGAGTTTAACAAAGTAACTGGGCTAGAAGCTAACTTTGACCTGATGAATGACGAAGACAAAGCTAAATTATCTGAATATCGTAAACAAAACTTCATTGTCGATGTCACAACCGATCTTGATGACACAATGGTTACTGATATATTTCCAGTAGTCGAAGGGTTGCTAATCAACACTGATCCACTGTTATCACGTGTGACTTATGTAACACCTAGTCAGGGTAAAATAGATCTTGACGAATTTGGAGGGGAAGTCGCTGCAGAGTCTCTAGCTGAGAATGGTGCAGGTACTGAAGCAGATGATATTATTCGCGATGGTGACTCACTAGACGCAAACAAAAAGAAAATTCAAGCCTCAACTACAATCTCAAGACAAGCTATAAGACAAGCCAGACCTCAGGTTTTAGCTTTTCACTATGCTAGACTTGTTAACCGTATAAAAGCTAGAATACAGTTACAGATCTTATCTGCTGACAACGGCACAAATAATTTTATGGGTATTATCAACTCATTTAGTGGCACTGAAGGCAATGAGTTTGGATCCTTGGCGTTCACTGCGACAACTCCAGTTAACAGTCATGATACACTAGATCAAATGTCAGGTGATCTACCTAACACTCTAGACGCGTCAATCGAAAATAACTTTGTTTACATCATGACACCGAAAGCTTGGAAAAACAAAATAAAGAATGTTCGTAATGGTGATGATATTCTTTTGTTATCTCAAGAAGAGAGGTCTCAAAGCAGATATGGTAACAACGCTGTAGTTCAAGTGTCTAACGGTTTAACTGATAGCCAAGTTGTATACTGTAACTTATCAAACTACATAGTAGCCTTGGGTTCTGGGTTAGAACTTACTGATGATCAAGGCTTATCTGCGATTAAAAATGATCAAGTGACTGTAGTAGCTAGACAATACTGCGACGGCGGAATGATTATGGCACACAAGAACGCAGTCGGATCTGGTGCAGGGGCTGATGATAACCAAGCACGAAACTTATTCAGACATACAACTATCTAATCAATCACTAATTAACTATACATTATGGCTATAATCGGAACATTAACAACAACAAACAACAGAGACGGCAGATTCGTTTCTGCTGTTCAATCTGCAACGCTCGACGCTGCAGGTGAAAACACTGCTAGTATGTACTCAGAAGGATTCAAGAACCTACTTTGGACTTACAAAGCTAATACTACTACTGACACCAATACTATCACTGCTATCCTTTGGGTATCAATCGATGGGGGTGCCACATACTTCAACGCTGACTCTAATACAGACAATTTAGATGACGCTGGTGCTATCAGACAATTAACCTATGAAGGTTATCACACCCACTCATACGTTGAACTTGACGCTATTGGTGGAGGTTCTCCAACTATGACCAATATTGCTGGCTGTGCATATAATTCATTTATCTAATCCTTATGGACTACAAAAAAGAAATTCAAAAACAATCAGCTTTGACTAAGGTTTTTGCTATCTTAGTTGAAAACCCTGATGTAAGTTTGGCTGATATTAAGGCTATCCTTGATAAAATCAGACCAGCTAAAAAAACTAAATAATGGCTTTTATCGTTTACTCAGATATATCTAGCAGAATTATTGCAGGAACTCCTCAGGCTACGGTCGAGGAGTTTTTAGAAGATATCGAAGAGGATTTACTTTACAAGTATAAAATGACTTGGGTAAGTGATAGCCCATTGACTGCCACACTCATAGCTCCAGAATATAATTACAAGTCATTTTTTCACTACTGGTATTTCAAATCAGTAACCTCTGTAAAAATTAAATCATGGGAGGGCGATTATGAGCAGTTATTGACCCTAAATGATGACTACCAGCTCCAAAGCATAAAAAACTTACCAGATGTCTATTATGGACTTGAATTGACAAATCACTATTTTAAGGGTATTTCCAACCCATTTTATATCGAGCTAATTGGTACCAGGGGTTACCAAACTACAGTTCCTACACCGTTAGTCAATTTAATTGTTAAATATATTAATCGGGAGCTTACAATCAGGGCTACTGATCAATATAATGTAGGGACTAAAATTATGGGAGCTAAAACAGGTGAATCAGATATAAAGTTTGATTATCACGTGGGAGGTGGTAAATCATACCCTTCCATAATTGATTGGCCAGACTTTAGTACCCGAATATCACGCTACATTGGAATATATCCAAGCTTATGATACAAATCTACAACCTACCGTCTGCAACGCCATATAATGTCACGATTTCATACCGTAAACGTAACACGTCAGGTGCTAAATACGCCAACGCAGCCACTCTTGACAACGTAGTATTCTATGAATCCACTGGTCAAATCCAGCCTGGAGTTTTAGGTATTCAGTATAAAGTACAAATATCCACTAGTTTAGTTGATCATGATCCAGCTAAAGGCTATTTTACTTTGAACGGGAAAGGGTATGAAATTATCGACTCAAAGCTAATGAAAAACCTAGCTATAGTTAGCTATTACCAATGCAACGTAAAAGAATCCAAGGCTTTATGATAGATTTAAGAATAACGACCAAGGGTTTTATAGAGGCTCAAAAAAAATACTCAAAAAATATCACGCCTTTTATTGCCAAAGCAGTTTTTCAGACTGCTAATCTGGTTGAAACTTTAGCAAAAAAGAATTTTGACTCTAAATTCAACAGAATAACTGGGCAGGGTATTCAGTCAATTCAGACTCAGAGACTAGGCTTGGCTAAGGCTAAGGTGTTTACAGGTAAAAAATATCTACCTATCCTTGAAAAAGGACATAAAGGTATTCAACCCAAACGTAAAAAGTGGTTATTTATCCCTCTAAGTATCAAAGCTAAACGGCAAGGTTACCAGTCAGGGATGGTATTTGGCGAAGATTTTGTTCTGACTAAAAAAGTCAAACCTATGAAAGGTAGACCGTTCTTTGCTCCAGCAATTGCCACGGGTAGAAAATCAGCTCAAGCCTTTTTATCTAAACAAATCAAACAAGCGTTCAAATAACTATGTCCAGATCAACTTACAAAAACTATATTATAACCCAACTTCAGACAATTAGCTTTGAGGGTGCCAACTTAACCGTCACTGATCATTATCTGTCTAACGCTTTAACTGATCCTTATTTATGGGTTCAAAGTGGTGAGCTATCAATTAGCTTACTTGACAACCGCAACTACAAAATGGATTACAACTTCCTGATTACCATGGCTTTTGATGTCAAGCATGATTTAGATGATCCTATGCAAGAGGTCAGGATAGACACCCTTGAAGAGCTAGTTATTGCCAAGCTACAAACTGAAGCTGTACGTAATAACAGCTTAGATAGTAGCTGGCTAGATCTACAAGTAACAGGGGTAAGCAGTATTTTTGAGCCTGAGAGTTCAATTACTGATAATAGAATTTATAAAAGCATATCTGTAGAGGTGTTTAGCGTGAAGGCTATGACGTAGTTTTGCTTAATACCATCAAAGATAGTTATATAGTATTATGAAAGCAACGCAACCCAAGCAAAACCACAAGCTCAAGTTCTATACTTTCCCTACTGAGGGCTGTTCTGTACTTGCATATTCTTATGAGGACGCCCTTAATAAATTGCATGTAGACACCCCTGCTACCGAAGTTGACCCTTCAACAGATCTAAACAATGACGGTAAGTTTGACGCTCAAGACGCTAAGATTGCAGGTAAAACACTTAAAAAACATCAAGATAAAAAATAACTATGGCTATTAATATTGGTAGACAACTATACTTTGGCTTCACTAAAGAAGGCACAAGATTAACAGCAGAAAGTTCAGCGTCAAAGTGGCTTCCTATCTTGTCTAATTCACTAGATAAAGTAATTGATTATACTGATGATGACTCAGCTTTCGGGGTTCGTCACTCTATGATGAAACGGCATATTGAATACTCAAGAGTAGAGGGCGACATAACCGTACTCCCTGACGCGACTCACGCTGGTGATTTATTTTACTATTTTTTTGGATCGGTAAGCTCAGCTCAAGAGTCAACATCTGGAGCTTATAAGCACACATTTAGCCCCCTTGAAAACACTCAGTTACCTACTTTTACAGGATTTTATAACCTGCCAAATACTGGGGATCTTAAAGCTAACGGATTACATATTAGTCAATTGCAGATCTCTGCTGAGGTTAACTCAAGGGCGGAACTTACAGCTACTGTTATGGGTCTGTCGGAAACAACAGCAAGCTCAGCAACACCTGCTTACGCTGACCCTACAATGCCAATGCAGTCAAGATTTTTGAAAGTTTCTTATGCTGATGCTATAGATGATCTTGAGTCAAGCGGTACGCTTTTTGACGCTCGCTCAGTTGATCTTACAATATCTAATAACTCTGAACTAGACCCAGCTCTTGGTAGTTTAACTCCAGTTGATGTCTACGCTAAAAACTTTACAATCGAAGGGACTATTTCAATTGTAATGAAAGCTTCAACTTTCGAGACTTTTAGGACTGCTGGAACTAAAAAAGCTTTACGATTTGAATTTGAAAATACAGCCGTTCCAGAATTAGGTACTGCTTCAGGATTGTACCCTATGATGAGAGTTGACGTCGGGCCAACCTTGTTCGAGATTACAAGACAAAAAGAGTTAAATGATGTAGTCATGCTTGAGTTGACAATTAATCCCGAATATGATTTTAGTGATTCTAAATACATTACTGGATACGTCCAAAACGAAGTTGCAAGCTATTAACTATGACAGATTACACTAACCCTCAAATACCAACTCAAGATACGTCTGATGGTCAATTCACTATTAGAACCCTGAAGGGTGACAATACTGAAAATTTAAATATTCAATACAGCCCTCTCAAGCTTAGCTACGGCAAGCGTCTTGAGATTAGAGCAATGGTGGATGTCACTAAATTTGCTGAGTATGATTTTAGCTCAGTAGTTGCACAAGGTGATAAACCTAAAACTAAGTCAATTGACATAGCCGGGTTAAACCAAGCTAGAGACAGAGCTAGGGTTGAACTAGTCAACGTATTATTTGGTTTGCAACATATCGGAGCTGATAATATTGTAGCTGAAGACTATCAAAAATTAGTTGACTATATTATAGCTAAAAACCCTGCGGGGTTAGAGCAGGTAGAAAAAAAGGGGTCGACCTTGACCTCCACTACATAACTTTAGAAGAGTTTTGGCAGGTGTCTACTGCTAATTTTAAGGATGGGGATGGTCAGGTTCCTTTAAGATATAATATAATAATGACCATTGCCAAAAGACTAAGTTTTACAAGCCCTGACGACTATTACAGTTTGCCAGATGTCTTCATTGGGGCTTGGCGTGAATTTCAGATGGCAGAAAACGATGGAAAACGAGATAAAATAAACCAATCTAAAAAAAAGTATAAAAAATAACTATGTCTGAAGAGTTAGAGTTAATCATTAGCCAAAATCTTGAAGGAACCGCACTTGCTGATGTGTCTAATGATATTGAGATAGCAGATAAATCAGCTGATCAAGCTAGCAAGCAAGGGTTTTTTAGTCTTAAGAAAGTTGGTGACCTAGCTAAAAGTACTTTAACTGGTTTAGCAGTGGGAGGGCTTGCTTTAGTTGGCACAGGTGCGGTAGCAATGAGTGCTAGTGTGACTTCAGCAAGTTTAGACGCTCAAAAATCTATTGGTGAGTTCCAGAGCGAACTAGGAGTGACAGCTGATGAAGCAGAACATTTAAAAAACGTTGCTCTTGATGTCTTTGGCAATAATTTTGGAGATTCAGTTTTAGATGCTAAAGATACTATCGTTCAAGTTAGACAGCAACTTGGGGATCTAGCTGAAGATGAGCTTCAGTATGTAACTGAAGGGGCGTTGGCTCTCAGAGATGCTTTTGATTCGGATGTAAGTCAGTCTGTTAATGCAGTTAAAGCATTGATGGAAAATTTTGGTATTAGTTCTACAGATGCCCTAGACATGATAGCCAACGGCATGCAAGCAGGTCTTAATGCTAATGGTGACTTTCTTGAGTCAATCACTGAATACTCTAACCAATTCAAGGAGGGTGGGGCTAGTGCTGATGAGTTTTTTAATATCATGGCAAGCGGTCTTGGAACTGGAATATTAGGTACAGATAAAGCTGGAGACTTATTTAAAGAGTTTGTAGTTAGAATTCAAGACGGCTCTAAATTAACAGTTGAGAGCTTAGAAATGTTAGGTCTAGATGCTGAGCAAATATTAACTGATCTAGCTAACGATACTATTCAACCTATAGATGCTTTTGACCAGGTTCAAACTGCTTTAGCTAATACAGATGATGAAGCTAAATTAATGCAAGCTGGAGTTGGTTTGCTAGGTACTAAGTTTGAAGATCTTGGAGCTTCAGCAGTCAAAGGGCTAGACATGTCCAGCGGTGCTTGGGCAGATCAAGGCAAGGCTATAGATCAGATTAATAAGAGATACGATAATTTTCAAGATTTATTCCAAGGAGTTTGGAGGGAGGCTACTGTTGCTTTAGTACCAGTAGGTGAAGGGCTACTATCCCTAGCAAACGATGCTTTGCCTTATCTTAGTGCTGGTTTTGAGTTCATAACGGAAAAAATCCTGGCTTCACAAGAAGCTTTTGGAGATTTGATGGTGTTCTATCAAGAAAATCAAGCTGCTATTGATACTTTAGCTGTGGTCATTGCCTCGATGGCTACTTCATACAGTATAGTAACCACGGCAGTTTGGGCTTGGACAACAGCCAAAAAAGCTCTAACTGCAGCTCAACTTGCTTTCAATCTTGCACTTTCTTTATCACCAATTGGCTGGGTAATTCTAGGTTTGGGAGCTTTGATAGCTATTGGTATATTATTGTGGAAAAACTGGGATCAAGTTACTGCTGGTATTAGTGCAGGCTGGAGCTGGTTAACAAGTAATTTAAGCAAGGCTTGGAACTTTGTTAAGACCGCAGTGGTAGGGGCGTGGATGGTTCAATGGAATTCACTCAAAGCTGGGTTTGATACCGTGACTGGTGGAATTGAAGGAGCCTGGTCAGGTTTAAGTACGACTATTAGCAGCATTTGGAATGGTATTAAAAACACTATTAAAGGAGGCGTTAACTTTGCTATTGATGGTGTCAATAAACTAATAGATGGTATCAACGGTATTAAGTTTACCGCCCCTGACTGGGTACCAGCAATAGGCGGTCAATCCTGGTCTGCTAGTATACCTAACGTACCAAAGTTTGCAAAAGGCGGTAGCATGATGGTAGATAGACCAACTCTGATGATGGTTGGTGATAATCCTGGCGGACGTGAGCAAATTGACATAACCCCACTTTCTGGTTCTAATATCAACGGAAGAGGTGGTAAAAATAACCCTAGCCAACCCCCCGTAATCCAGCTTGTTATGAATGGCCCTGTTTTTGATCCAGTAGAGTTCTTTAGGCAATTCAAGCGTGAAGCGGAACAAGCAGGCTATCAAATAGCATAATATTATGGCATATACTAACTTTAGAATTGGCAACACTTCAGGCTCGGCAAGTAGTCCGGATAACGACGCTTGGCCAAGTGTAACTGTTGACTTGAATAAGAATTTAACAGTGCAAAAAAAACGAACTGTAACGGGTGAATTGAGGGTTAACTATATAGGTCAAGTCAAGCGTAGCTTTGGCTTAGAATTCCAAAACAAAACTAAAACTACTAAAGATGCTATAGAACAGTACTGTGATGTACCTGAGTTTTATTATGTTATTCTAGAAGATGGCAATGGTGTAAAACTCATTGATGGGTTTTGCTTTTTGACGATGACAAACATCAACCCTGTCGGAATTGGTCAAGATATACGTTATAATTTTTCAGTGGTAATTGACGAAATATAGTATGGCTTCAGTAATTAGTGATTTTGATGAGCAAATTAAGCAAGTGGCTGTAGATGTAAAGCTACGTGATACACCATCCAAACCAGATAATACATACAGACGGACAGTTACGATTACCAACTCAGGAGGTGCCTTAACTAATGAGCTTATTTGTATCCCGATTGATCACTTCAAGCTAATACTTCAAAAAAAGTGTTCTAGCACTTTTAATGATCTTCGAGTATATGATACTGATTTAACAACTGAACTTGACTTCTATGTCGAATCTCCAGGGTATATATGGACAAAAATATTTATAAGAGTTCCATCGATAGGGGCTAGTACCACTAAAGATATTTATTTAGAGTATGGCAATCAAACTTTAGTTAATCGTAGCAACTCTGATACTATTGATGAAGTTTTAGGCAATGGCCACTGTCTGAACTGGCTCAAGGCTTCTCAACTAACTAGAACTGATTACTTAACCAGGCATAACAAATTATACAATAGTACAGTAAGGATATGGGATGATGTCAGCAAGACAGGTAAAAAGTTTATCGTGCCTAATGAGCTTTCAAGGCCATCGTTCTGGCTTGACAAAGATAGAAACCCTGCTGTCAGATTTACAGGTGGGCAGTCATTAAAAGATTTTAGCTATGATAATAATAAAGTTACACCTGGTAATGACTGGGAGATTTTTAGTGTGACCCAACCTAACTGGGTCAGTTCAGAAACAGCAACCCGTGTTGTTGTTGGACAGTTACGAGCGATTTCTGCACCTGGAAATTACGATGCAATTCAAGTTCAATACATCAATGGGACGCTTGTTGGCGGAGGGTATTATCATAACGACACGTACGGCAGTATTACTAGTTACTCGCCTGACAATAAGTATGTACATAATGTAGTTCATGACTCCAACAATGACGCTGGATACGGTGTAGCTAGGATCACAAATAATCTTAATGGGGCTACTATATCTAGCAATACAACTGTCCAGACTTTAGCTTTTAATAATCAACTTGTAATTGGTGCTAGAGCACAGCCTGAACAAGACTTTTTTCAAGGCTTGATTTATGAGGTTCTAGTTTTTGGGGGTCGCTTTCCTTTTGGCAATTTGAGTGCTACTCAAAGAGCAAATATTCAAAAATACCTAAACTTAAAACATAACTTAAATACAAGCAGTTATCCAACTGTATCAGTTGGATCTGAAAGCAATATCACCATAACTAAAACATATACTAGCTTTTATCCTCTTGTCGATAAAGTTGAGGTACGTAAAAAGCTTTCTAAAGAATGGCATGGGTACGAAATAGATCAGACTAAAATCACCATTTTAAATCTTTTAAAACAGACTTTACTGGTGGGTACTGACACCGAAAACTGGTCTGGCTCCAATTTGGATGAGACTGGGGATGTTATCGGTCAATACTGTAGATCTATTCTAGTGACAAATTCAGGTGTAACTGATACAGCCGTTTTTGACCGTACTGTAACTGGTACTAACATTCATGACCTATCTGAGTTTCACCTAGAAAACCAGCTAACTAGTACAACCTACACGTCAACTGATGATGACTTCATTTGCCTTGATTTTTGGATTCAAGACCACACGAGACTAGATTTGTCAGCTAGTTATATTCAGTTTGAAAATAGTTCTGGAACTAAAAGTAAAACAGGCTATTTAGATGACAATATTAACGGTTTAATTACTGGTAGAAACACTATAAAGATACGTAAATCTGATTTTGTAGGTAGCGGATCTCCAAATTGGTCAGAAGTTAGCCACACTGTCAATATTTATCTTGAGTCGACAAGTAATATCACAGCTAAATATGGCTGGCTAAGGCTAGAAATTGATAATAGCAGACTTTTTACACTTGGGAGTGAGATTCAAATTGTTACTAATGTAAGTTCTGACAGTGGCACGACTTGGGCAAGTGATGTTGTATATGAAGGTATTGTTGACTCAGTCAATAGTACAACTGAAGATTGGAGTTTTGAAGTGCTAGACCGTCTACAGACTTCCCTTGAAACGCAGGTTTTTGAGCTACCATCAGAAAAACGAGGGTTTTTAACTTTGCCAGACCACAGAAGTAATCAAGAATATGATGTAGTATCATTGCTTAATACTATCAGTCCAGGTGATAATCTGGAATTATATGCTAAAATGGGGCTTGATACGTTTGGTGATGGATGGGTTTTAGGAGCTAATGTTGAACGAGTTGAAGAAATAGAAGATCCGGATGGTAATTTATCTGGATCAGCTTATAGCTTTAGATACAACTCTAGCTCGAATGCAACTATACAAACTGTTTTGTTTAACAACTCTGGTGTACCTAGCCAAGAATTTAAACTATCTGTCTATCTCAAGCTAATTAGTGGCACTACTTCTAATTTTGATAAGATCGGGATTGACTGGTATAATGCAGGTCCAACATTTTTATCTAGTAGTGATTCAGCAAGCCTGACTCTTACTAGCTCGTGGCAACGGTTTGAGTTGACTGCTACCTGGCAAGCTGGTTTTATGATAGTTAAGTTACCCTCTAATATGAACGGGGCTGTAATTGGTATAGCGTGGCCACAATTAGCAGTTGGTTCAAAAATAATATCTTCTAGACCTACTCTAGGTCTGAACGGGACATCTAACTACGCTTCTATCCCACACGCCAATAGTCTATCAGTGACTGGCAATTTAACAGTTATGGCTTGGGTTCGGCCAACCAACTTCACTAATTTTAACGTGATTGCAGCTAAAACTGTTGGCAGTGGTGCTGCAAATAATACTTATGAGTTTAGGATTGAACAAACAACTGGGAGACTACAGTTTCTCAGGCGTGATACCACTTTGAGAACGTTAGTCTCTACCACCGCTCTTACTGCTGGGGTGTGGAGTCATGTTGCAGTAGTTCGCAACGGTACAAATGTAACTTTCTACATCAACGGTATTTCGGCGGGGACTGGCACGGTTGGTGCTGGGGTATCTACTAGTAATACTAGTCCTGTATTTATCGGTCAGCGTAACGACTTAAACGCTGTAACTTGGTACAACGGAAGGATATCTCACGTCAATATATTTAACACTGCCTTAACTGCAACACAAATTGGTCAATATTTAGCAGTTAGACTGAATGGTAACGAAAATAATTTAGTTTATTCTGAACCTTTAGATCAAGGCGTGGGCACGTCTATGATTGACAGCACTGGCAATCACACTACTTCACTAGTTGGCTACACTAACCTGAATAATGCTTGGATTAACGTTAGAACTACAACGTCTACTAGACCGTCGATTGACTGGCAGGTAAAGTTACCAGACTACGGCTTGCCTAGTTATGTGCTAGATTTGGTGTCTAAGGTGGATTATAATTTTAAGTTTTTTGAACTTTTACAGCTATTTTGGTCACATTATTATCAAGGTATAGTGATGACAAAAAACAATGTAAACTTTTCTAAGTTGCTAGATTTTGCTTTGATCAATTATTTTGGTATCTTATCAAAACACCAGGGTGTCTATAGATTAACAGACTGGGAAAGATATCTTAAGTTTAAAAATGTAGACCCAACGTTTATTGATCCGAAATATGTTTACAGTTTTATAGATCAGAACCAAAAAGTTAAAAATGTTAGATCACTAAATATAGCTGGCAACACCGTAGTGGATATAAAGGAAGACGCAACTTTCATTTTTCTATCGGGGTTGGGGGACGCAATCGAAAAGTTGGCTACTAAAGAAATTAGCTATAAAGAAGATGACTACAACAAAGCTGGGGTTGGTGGGATTAGCGGTGTTAAGCTAATTGATCCTGTGCCTGGCTTTAATTACTACTTTGTTACTAGCATGACAGCCCCTTCTATACCAGCTGGCGATCTAGCTTTGGGTGCCACTCCATCAGTACCACTGACAGACTATCGTGTCGAGTTTGGAGAGCTTATAATGGAATACTATAACAGTAACTCATCAGATAGATTCTTATTCAGTATTTTTGGCTACGCCTCCGTTGGCCTAGTTGCTAACTTTAAAAAAGATAATTTAGCTTATCTTTTATCTATTGACGGGGTAGATTTTTATTTCCGTGAAAACGCTTTTGAACTTGAAAATTTTCAAGCTATTAAACCCGATGTTGTATCAAATAATAATATTGTACTCAATAATGAGTTTTCTAGTTTTGGTCTTGGCGGTAATGCAGTTGCTCCTTGGAATACTCAACTAGTTGCTGATTTTCTTAATCTATCAAGTCAGACTAAAACGGTTAAACTTGTGATCGATTATAGATACACAATAGTTATGGGTAACACCTACAGATTATATGACGAAAACAACAATGAAATTACTTTTACTGTGATTGCTCAGGACTTTATTTATAATAAAAATCGACATGAGCAAGTTATAACTGGTCTTGTAATTTAGAGTTGTGATTGGCTATTTTGAAACTTGCCGTGAAATCCAGCCGTAACCTGGATTGAATTTACATTTTGTATCTAGTCTAATTTTATGTACTTATCTTTCATTAAAAAATTGTAAAATTGGTTCTAAGAATCTTAATCTTATTTGCTTACTACCTAATTTAAGAATAAACCCAGTTTGGCAACACTTACTTAGTGTTATATTGTTTGATATTTGGTGATCAAATTTACAAGCCATAATTTATTTTATATATAAAATACTTATTTTTACTCATGTCAACTATTTTTTTCATTGTTATATAACTCCTGAACTTTTGAGTGTAAAGAGTCAAAAACTGACAAAAAGCTATCTTTTTCATTAGTTTCAAATTTATCTGAGGCTACTACAAAGCCTTTAATCTCTGCGATAGCAGAGCTTTGCAATACTACAATTTGACTTAATATTTTTACTTGTTTTTCAAGATGATTGTATCTATTCCAAGCTAAGAAACCAAATAAAATTACTGCAGTTCCTAGAATACTATAATCAAAAAAAGTGTTTACTAATTGTTCTGTTATCATTGACATATTATTTTCTTTTTTGCTTGTGATAAATTTCTGTTATCATAAAGTGAGTGTCTAACACATAATACTCAGTCTCAACTGAAACTTTGTAGTGTTCACTTACATAGCCATCATTATTAGCTATTAATTGCAATACAAATGCGATAAAAAAGATTAAACTTGCAAAAGTGTTGACTGCTATTTTAACATCATCATATTTAGCTACTTCTACAATATCTAACATATTATTTTTTTAGTTTATTTTTTTTATATATCGCTTGATTTTTGTAAACGCTCAATCGTCTCCATATGCCAAGAATAATTCCAGCTGGTATCTCGATTAAAATCATATTTATAAATATTAAAAGTAAGACACCCGCTAATATCTGGCTTGTATATACTGCATATATTAAATCAATTGACAATCGATTAGCTACATTTACAGCTAAAGCTACATGCCAATCGGTATACAATAAAAAAGCTAAACCTAATGTTTTATATATATACATTGAATTTAGCCTTGCCGAGACTGTTATTTCTTCATGTATAGCATTTTTTAACACTTTTAAAGTGTTTTTGTGATTTATAAACCAATCGAATGTGTCAAATTGGTTTCTAACCAATTTTGCAAGTTTCATACTTTATGAAATACACCTCTAAGCTTACTTTTGTCAAGGTTGACAACTCTTTACTTTTGTGTTATTAATAAATAGTAAGATTAAACAACTTACAAGCTACGGGCATAGGACGACAATCCCTGGTTTTATCCAGGGATTTTTAGTGTCTTTAAAAATTATCTGTAATTATCAAACAGCTGGTCTTTAAGAGTCAAAGCTTCTTCAAAAGAGTGACAAGTAGAGCTGTAATCTAAAATTAAATCATTATCAACTACATGATAAAGCTTAACAGTACACACACTGTATTTTTTAATTGTTATGATATAAGAGCCTTGCTCAAAAAAAACTCCAGAAGTGTCTTCAAGCATATTTTTTAAAAGGAGCAGCAGGTCTTTTATTTTTAATATTATCTATGCAACTATTGTAAGCATTGATTATATCTTCTAACTTACCTAAAAAAATATATTTTGTTTTAGATCCCTCTGTTTTTAAAATTTTTACGTTTT